CTATCGTCGCTGGTTACATCGCTTGGATGATGTTGTTTCACAGAGATAAGAACGTTTTAGTTTTGGCAACAAAACTATTATCTGCTTCCAACTTAGTGAGAAAAGTCAAATACATAATTAAAAGTTTGCCAGATTGGTTATTGATAGCTACCGTTACAATCGATAATAGAAATTCTTTCGAACTTTCTAATGGCTCACAAATTAAAGCTTCTGCAACTTCTGGCGATGCTGGTCGTTCAGAAGCCTTATCTCTATTGGTTCTTGACGAAGCTGCATTTATTGAAAACATGGGAGAGTTATGGGCCGGCCTTTATCCTACTATGGCAACAGGTGGTCGATGTATTGCGATCTCAACACCTAACGGGGTTGGAAATTGGTTTCATCAAACATATATTGATGCGGAAGCTTCCATCAACGAATTCCATAATGTAAAATTACTTTGGTCGGTTCATCCTGATCGTGATGCAGCATGGCTTGAAAAAGAAACAAAAAATCTTTCTGCAAGAGAGATAGCACAAGAATACAATTGCCAATTCAATGCTTCTGGCGAAACCGTTATATCCCCAGATGATTTAGAATATTATCATTTGAATACAAACGAGCCAAAATACAAAACTGGAATCGATAGAAACTATTGGATTTGGAGAGAATATAAAACAGAATACACTTACCTACTTTCCGCAGACGTTGCAAGAGGGGACGGAAAAGACAACTCTGTATTTCACGTTCTATGCATTGACACTATGGATCTTGTTGCGGAGTACCAAGGAAAGATAAGTACGGAAGATTTTGCTAATCTTATTATTCTCGCAGGAAAAGAGTACGGAAATTGTATGGTTATTGTAGAGAACAATAATCTTGGGTATTCTGTTGTCGAAAAAGTAATAGCTTGTGAATATCCGAACGTATATTATTCTCTAAAAGGAACTACTGAGTTTGTTGATCAACATACTGCTGGATCTATTACAAATTCTGTGCCTGGATTTACCACTTCTCACAAATCAAGACCATTGATTCTTTCTAAGCTTGAAGAATTTATGAGAAACCGAATGATTAAAATTCGATCCGTTAGAACTACAAACGAACTGAATACGTTCATTTGGGCTCACGGAAGGCCGCAAGCAATGCAAGGATATAACGATGATTTAGTTATGGCTTTAGCAATTGCATGTTGGGTTAAAGAAACAATTTTTTTGGCTAACACAAGAGAAATAGATTTTACAAGAGCAATGTTGACAAGTATCATAAAAACGAATACAATACTAGATACAAAGATAAATGGAATGAGAGGTTATAGCGCAAGATCTTCGGCACAAGAAGAAGCTATAAAAACTTACGATGCATTTTCTTGGGTATACAAAGGATAAAATATGCCACCAAATAATAAAAAGAACATCAAGAATTCTGATTCACCTTTGTTCAAAAGACTAACTAGATTATTTTCAGGTCCAATCGTTAATTATAATCATCAGATTCAAAGTAGATACAGACGGGACCAGATAGATAAATATGAACAAACATTTGAATCTGCCCAAGGATTAGACTTTAAAAAGAACGCTTACAATCCTTATGAGAGTTTTTCATCAAAAATGATGGGAACTCACAATCGCAACGAGCGTTATGTTGATTTTGAACAAATGGAATTTACTCCTGAGCTTGCTTCTGCTTTGGATATTTTTGCAGATGAAATGACTACAACTAATGATTTAACTCCTATGTTATCGATCAAATGTTCAAACGAAGAAATAAAATCTATTCTTCACAATTTATACACTAAAACTTTGAATCTTGAATCCAATCTTTATAGTTGGAGCCGCAATATGTGTAAATTTGGAGATTACTTCCTGTATTTAGATATTGATGACAAGCTTGGAATAAAATCAGCCATTGGTCTTCCTTCAAACCAAGTAGAAAGGTTGGAAGGGGAGGACAAAACAAATCCAAATTATGTCCAGTTTCAATGGAATGCTGGCGGAATGACATTTGAGAACTGGCAAATATCACATTTTAGAATACTTGGGAATGATAAATTCGCTCCATATGGCACTTCAATATTAGATCCAGCCAGAAGAATTTGGAGACAATTATGTATTGCTAAGGGAGAAAATGTTTTAACTCCTTTTGGATATATTCCTATTGAGAAAATTAAATCAGGAGATATTGTCTATTGTTACGATCCAGAAACAAAAGAAACGAAAGAAACCTCTGTTGTTGCTCAAAAATACATGGGCAAACAAGAAATATATAAACTTTCAACAAATCATCGTACCATCAGTGTCACCGATAAACATGGAATGCTTGTATTAGATTCTAAAACAAACGAATTTGTTTATAAGCAAGCAAAAGAAATTGTTATCGGTAAAGATAAGATCCCACTAGCTGTAGTAAAAGACGGACAAGATGTTATCAAATTAGTAGTCGATACTAATCAAAGCGTTTCTTTAAAAGCTAAATTTGAATATAATAAAGAAAATATCATGGAAACCATTAGAAATGGAAATTTTGATTATTCTGATAAAAATATTCATGCCTTTTTGAACGGGCACAAAAGAATTCCTTGTGATGAATGGACAAAGGTTTCTTCTTGCTTTGGCATTTCATCAAACAAAGCTACATTTTGGCACTTTAATAGCAAAAAACCTTCTATAGTTTCAGGGGACGGAACATATACCATCGATAAGAAGTTTGCTCGCTTATTCGGATTTTTACTTGGTGACGGATGGTTGGGGAACAACAGGGTTGGTTTCGCTGATGGTATTGAGGAAGAGCAAAATAGCTTTTATAGAAATTTGCTGGAAGATTTATCTCAATCAAACGCTCACATTACTCCTCCACCAAAAGGGTCCAGAGGTGGTCAGTCAAATGTATTTTCGCAAGAATTTAAACAAATCTTAGAAGCATCAGGTTTTGAAACTGGAGCTTTAAATAAGAAAGTTCCTGAATGGATTTATTCTATGGATATTGAGAGTAGAAGAGAATTTATTCGTGGCTATTTCGATGCAGATGGAGGTTATAGTGATGGCAGAGTAACATCAATAAGTTACCGCTTATTGGATGGTATAAGAGAAATTGCAATGATGTCTGGTATTCCTTGTAATTCGATCATAAAAAATCGCAACGAAGGTCTAAACACTGACGGTTCATATCGTCAAACGTCATATAGAACTTACTTAAATATGGACGAAGAACAATGGTATAACGAAACTACTCTTGAAAAAGTATTGAGCTTTGAGTTCGTTGGAGAAGATGACACCTATGATATTCAAGTTGAAGATGAACTTCATAATTTTATTGTAAGTGGAATGGTATCTCATAATACTCTTCTTGAAGATGCTATGATGGCATATAGAATTACACGTTCTCCGGAAAGAAAAGTATTTTATGTTGATGTTGGAAATATTCCTCCGCAAGATGTAGAACAATATATGCAAAAAGTTATGACTTCCATGAAGCGTAACCAAATTGTGGATAACAATACCGGCAGAGTTGATTTAAGATACAATCCATTGTCAGTAGATGAAGATTATTTTATTCCAGTGAAAGGAGCAGTCAACAATACAAAAATAGAGTCACTTCCGGGTGGTCAATTTACTTCCGCAATCGAAGATATTAAATATTTAAGAGATAAATTGTTTGCTGCAATCAAAATTCCTATGTCTTATCTTGTAAGAGGGGACGGAGCATCCGAAGATAAAGCGACATTAGCCCAAAAAGATATTCGATTTGCAAGAACAATCCAACGGCTACAAAGAGTACTTGTTGGAGAATTAGAAAAGATTGGAATCATTCATTTGTTTACTCTGGGTTACAGGGGTAACGATCTTATCTCATTTAAACTTTCTTTAAATAATCCTTCAAAGCTTGCTGCACTACAAGAGTTAGAACATTGGAAAGTAAAATTCGATGTTGCATCTGCTGCTACTGATGGATACTTTTCAAAACGTTGGATATCACAACATATCTTTGGCGTATCTGATGAGGAATTCTTGCGTGTTCAGAGAGAGCAATTCTATGACCGTAAGTTTAATGCCGCTCTAGAAGCCGCTGGAGCGCAATCAGAAACTGGGGGTGGTGGTGGTGGTTCTCCTGACTTTGGAGCCGGTGGAGGTGGGGAAGAGATCCCAGGAGGGCCAGAAGCACCACCACCAGAAGGAGCAGCACCAGAAGGA